GCTCTGGATACCTTGAAAAATATGAGATTTATGCCGCTCGGTATGGGGTCGGGCTGCGGACGGTGAAGCGGTGGGGCTCGCTTAAAGCTCCGCTTGATGTCCCTGAGCGCATGGCGGAATGGTGGGAAAAGAACATGACTCAGCGTGCCCCCGATAGCATCATCGCCGCTGCGGCAGGAAATGGCACTTTTGCCAGCAAAGCCGCGCCTGTTTCGCCATCGCTTTCGAAAAACGAACTGCCCTTGGATCTGAGAGGCGCGGAAAGTCCCGCCATCACCGGCAATTCCACGCCGTCCATGGAACTGGTCGAGGTGGGTGACGATGAAATGGGAGTCATCGCTACGGAAAAACGGATGCGCAATGCCGAGGTGCATGCGTATCGAGCCTACCTGGCCGCCATCGATTCCCGTGATGAGGGTCGGATTCGTGCGGCCCAGCGCAACTGGAACGACATGACCACGCAAGTGCGCGTCATGGCAAAAGTCGCTCGCGAAGACGAAATCGCCCGCCGCGAACTGATCCCGCGCATCATCGCCGAAACGCAGCTTGTCGATCGTCATGCGTCGATCTACTCGGCGATCCGTGGCATCTTCCCCGCCATGGCCCGAACCTATGGAATCCCCGTGACATCCGAAAACGAAGCCAAGTGGCAAGATTTGATCGATACCTTCTGCCACGGCCTAACCACTGAAGTCTTTACCGAAATCCATGACAAAGAGCGAGATTAAAGCATGGATCGATGGATGCCTTGCCGGGGTCTATCGTCCGCTACCGAAAGAAACCATCTGGCAATGGGCCGAGCGAACCTTGATCATTCCCAAGGGTGCCGAGAACCCCAAGAAAGCCGGTCAGCGCTGGAGCTCCGACTACTCGCCTTACGTGCGTGAAATCATGGATTGGTTTCGCTCGCCTGGCAAAAGCGAGTTGTTTGTCTGCAAGTCCTCGCAGGTCGGTCTCACCATGGCCTGCCTTATCGTGATTTGCTGGCACATCGTGCACCGGCCTACAAACATCGGGTATTGCATCGACTCCCGAGAAGAAGCGCGAAAAATCAGCAAGTCGCGACTCCAGCCATGGATCACCCAAAACAACTTGCTCGAACGAATCGGCGAAGAAGAAGACTCGCTCAGCAACATGACCTTCTTCCTGCGCGGGATGCTGGTTCACATGCTCGGGGCCTATTCCGCGGGAACGTGGCGAAACAAAGCCCTCGGCATCGGGATTCTCGATGAGCTCGACGCTCACCCGCCCGTGAAGGATCAAGGCAATTCTGCCGATGCGATGCGGTCGCGCTTGAAGCAAGAGCCCAACAGCAAACTTTTGGGATTCAGCAAGCCGAACCTTGAAAGCGATCAGACATGGCAAGAATGCCTGACCGGCACCATGGAAAAATACTTCGTGCCCTGCCCCCACTGCGACCACATGCAGCCGCTGGAGTGGAAAAACGTGATTTACAAAGGCAAAGAGTTTGAGGATCTGGCGCAAGAACCGCAGCTCGATGCCATCAAAGCCGGTGCTTACTACGCTTGCGAGATGTGCAAAAAGGGCATCGACCACAGCCACAAATACGACATGCTTCTCAAAGGCCAGTGGCGTGCGACCAATCCCAAGGCGATTCCTGGCAAACGGTCCATGCTTATTTCCGACCTCTACTCCAACGCCGTCACGTGGGGAGAACTGGCCGTGGAATGGATCGAAGCGCAGAAATCCACCGACAAACTTACCGCCTTCGTTCAGGATCGACTTGGCGAGCCGATGAAACGCTCCAACGGCCAACTGCGCGACAAGGAAGTTTTGAGCCTGCGCGAAAAATCGCATCGTCGCGGCATCTGCCCCGTGCCGCCCGTGCTTGTGGCGATCATCGTTGACGTTCAGGCCGCGACAATGAAATGGGGATTGCTCGCCTACACCTCCGCCGGTGACATGATCGTCATCGACTACGGCGAGGCCCTGACTTGGGATGAAATTGATTTCCTCATCGAAACTCCCATTTCCGTGACTGGCAGCGAAGAAGTGACCGTGCAATGCGGATTGGTCGACGAAGGGGACGGCAATCGGACGCACGAAGTCCGCAGCTACTGCGCTCGCCACGACAACATTTTTCCTGTGAAAGGTAGGGGTCGTAACCAAGCGCGTGGCCTGATCACCACATCGGTTTGCGAACACTTAGGTATCGAGTGCTTGACCTACCACGTGTCCGACGATGCCTACGCCAACGAGCTTGTTTTCAACCGCATCAAACGCGATGGCAAAAATCGCGACTACGCCAAACAGCGCATCATCTTGCCCTGGGACATCTCCGAAGACTTCGTAGATGAAATCACTTCCGTGTCCCGCGAGACCAAGCCCAACAAATTCGGCTTCGAAGAGCAAAAATGGCATGTGAAAGGCAAAAACGACTACTTCGACGTGCTCAAATACGGCCTCGCCCTGTGGGACATCAATGCCCCCGTGCTCAAAGAAAACGGCTTGCTTGATGGGCCTCCGAAAGAAATCCCTGCTGCATGATGAAAACCGACCTACTTGACATCCGATTGATGGACTGTATGGCCCTCATGAGGGAGTTTCCTGACAAGCATTTTGACTTGGCGATTGTTGATCCACCGTATGGAATTGGCGAGGACGGCTCAAAAAACTACACGAGAAGCAATCTCGGGGTAGCGAAAAACTACAAAGCTTTTGCCGGTAATGACAAAAAATCGCCAACTTCAGCGTATTTTAATGAACTTTCCCGAGTGAGCAAAAACCAAATCGTCTTTGGTGCGAATCACTTTATCGATAAAATGCCATGGGCTTCTTCTTGTTGGATCGTGTGGGATAAGCTAAATGGTGAATCTGATTTTGCTGATTGCGAGCTTGCATGGACGAGCTTTAAGTCATCCGTTCGCAAATTTACCTTCCGTTGGGCGGGAATGCTACAAGGCGACATGGCAAACAAAGAAACCCGCATCCACCCCACCCAAAAGCCCGTCGCACTTTACCGCTGGCTTCTCGCCAACTACGCCAAGGAGGGCATGAAGATTCTCGACACCCACCTCGGCAGCGGCTCACACGCCATCGCGTGCCATTACGCCAAAATGCACCTGACCGCCTGCGAGCTAGATCCTGACTACTACGCCGCCGCATGTGAACGCATCGAGCGCGAAACGCGACAACTCACGCTTTTTTGATTGCCCCAGCTTTGGCACTTTGACAAATTGCCCTTTTCACAATGGCCGACATCCGACATTTAGCCGCCATGCGGCGTTTTATGACCCCCGAGGAAATCAAGGCGGCGTATCAGGCGATTTTCCAAGCGTGGATGCAGCGGCTTGACGAAGTGACGATCATCACCGGCAAGTCGACCGAGGGCGAGAGCGCCCAGGCGCAAGTGGTAGTCGATGCCGAGCATTACGCCGAGGCCATGGACGCGCTGGAGGTCATCTTGAACGAAATCGAAGGCAAGACCACTGGCGGGAACGTCCACATTTCCAACATTTACCGCTACACCCAGACCTAATTTTTTATGGCCAAACGCAAACGCAATCGAAATTCTTCACCCGCTCCCTCGCCGGTGGCCGAGGCCGCCGATACCATCCAAGCGCCGGAGGCCTACAGTGGCTATTCCGGCGCGAATTTGTCTCTGGATCGTGGTCAACTTTTCTGGCCGACTCTCGAAACGCGCGATGAGCTCGACTCCTTTTCTCACCAAGAGTTGATTCGTCGGATTCGCTGGCTGGCCGCAAACGTGGGATTCGTGAAAGGCTTCATCCGCAACGCCGCAACACTGGTTGGTGCACAGCGCCCCCAAAGCGAAGTGGAAGGCGAATGGGCAGAAATGGCCGAGAAAGCCTTTTGGCGAGTGGCGGGAAATGCCAGCACTTTCGACCGTGCCGGAAAGTTCAATTTCCTGAGCGCACAGCACATGCTCACGTGCCAGTCCTTGCGCGATGGGGATCTTCTGACCGTGCTCACCGAGTCCAAGAGCGGCGCGGCGATGTTCGCATTTTACGAGTCGCATCAAATCCGCATGCCGAAAAAAGAAAGACTCGACGGGGATTGGCATGATGGCGTGCTTATCAACGAAGAGGGCCGTCACACGTATTACTCGGTGGCGAAAAACAAAACTGATACCAGCATCATCCCCGCCGATCGATGCATCTATTTCGGCAGCTTCGATAGCGTTGGCAATCGCCGAGCCATTCCGCCGCTGGCGCATGGCATCAACCACTCGCAAGATATTGTCGAGATCTGGGCGAATGTGAAATCGGCGATCAAAAACGCCTCGCTTTTCGCTGCCATCCGCGAGCGTGCCACGGCGGCCTTGCAGAAATCCCAAGCAGGAATGCCCGGTGCCATCGTGAAATCACAGAATCCCAATGCAGCGGGAGAGTTCGATGTGGCGCAAGTGTGGGGCGGGTCGCAGATTCCGCAACTTCCGCCAGGCGAGACGCTGAAAATTCTCCACGACAACCGCCCCGCGCCCGAGCAAGTGGTTTTGTGGGAAACCCTCATCAATGACATTGCGGTCGGACTGGGCTTGCCCATCGAAGTGCTGTGGAAAATTTCGCATCTCAACTCCGCGGGCGTGCGTTTCGTTATGGAAGTGGCGTCGCGCTGGATCCGCCGTCGACAAGAAATGCTCGAAGAATGGGGTCGGCGCGTGTGGGTTTACACCCTCGCGAAGGAAATGAAAGCCGGTCGCTTGCCCCTGCCGCCCGAAGGGGTGGAGTGGTGGAAAGTCAGCTTCGTCCCGCTGCGCGACATCACCATCGACCGAGGCCGCGAAGGCCGCATGAAGATGGACGAGGTCGCAAGCGGCCTGAGCACGCACAGCGCCTACCATCGCGAAAAAGGCGACGACTGGAAAGACGTGGCGCGGCAGCTGATTGCCGAAACGAAATTCCACATGGAGCAATGCAAAGAACACAATGTTCCTTACTCGCTTGTCTTCTCCCCTCGGGCGGGGCAACAGGCCCTGATGATCGATGAAACGGGCGAGGTGACGAAATAACGCGCATGACACGCTGGGGCGGCTTTGACAAAAGCCCCCTAGCGTATCTTTTTGCCGTTATGCTCACGAATCAATTTTTCGGGCTTCCGCTCGCTGTTTTGCCCACAGCGCTTACCTTTTCGCCCGAGGGCTGCGCCCTTGTGGCAGCGGCTGGCGATCGTGTCGATGCCTACATGCCGCAGGTGCAAGTCATCGGTGCCACGGCAATCTTGCCCGTTTCCGGCTACATTTTGAAAGGTTCTGGCGGGTATTACGGCTGCGACCTGCATTATCTCGATCGCATGATCGACAACATCGCGAATGATCCGATGATTAAAAACGTCATCGTGCACGTGAACAGCAGCGGTGGTGCGACCACGGGCGTGGATACCACAGCGCGAAAAATTGCCGATTTGGCATTGGCTGGAAAACGCACGTATGCCTACACCGACACCATGGCCGCAAGCGCGGCGTATTGGATGATTGCCGGGTGCCAGAAGATTGTTGCCAATCCCACCGCGATCTTGGGAAGCATTTCCACTTTGATGGTAGCCTATGACTACTCCAAGAATCTCGAAGACGAAGGCATTGTCGCCAAGGTTTTCCGCACGGGCGAGCTCAAAGGCGCTGGCGTGTATGGCAAACCATGGACCCCCGAAGAAGAAGCGGCGGTCGAGCGTCGGATGCAGTTTGTCGATCAGAAATTCAAGTCGTTCATCGCCGAAAAGCGCGGTCTGGCCGCCCAGCACATGAACGGCGATTTCTGGTTTGCCGAAAACGCGCCCGTGGGGCTGGTCGATGCCCTGGCAGATAGCATCGAAGACTTGATCGTTTCCCTTCCTCAGTAACTTTTCTTTTTCCCGTATGATCGTTTACGTCGACATCGTTTCTCGCAAGATCGTTTCCAGTCTGAAGCTCAACAAAGAAGTCGAGCGCATTGAAGTGAAGCGCGGTGACATTTTGCCGCTGAGTCTTGTGTTCGTGCAAGATGGGGCATCGGTCGCCCTCCCCACTGGGATTTTGATTGCCTTCTGTGCGAAGCTCCGCAACAACTTCACCGGCCCTGCGATGGTTCTCACGCAGACCTTTGTGAAAAATGAATCGAGCATCATCAGCTACGATGGCGTGGTGCGTTTCGATGGCGAGTTGCTGACCGAGCACATGGATCAAACGGCATCGCAGGACGATGACCTAAGCCTGGTGGATTTGTTGCTGGAAATCACATGGACCGACACCACGGCACAAACGACAGAAACGTCAAACACGATCGACCTGCGCGTGGTCAATGATGTTTACAAGGGCAATGAAAACATGCCCATCCCGCCCGATGACGAGCCTTTTGTGTTTCCTTTCGGTATCCAAACCAATACCATCGATCCCGTTTCCGGCGGCGTGGTCACAATCGGCGGCACGCTTGCTGCGGCCCACATCCACGGGAATCTTGCTGGCAATGTTTACACTCACATTCGCGCCGGTGAAGCGCTTGCCAAAGGCGACCCCGTTTACGTTTCGGGCTCGCACGGCAGCGGGTCGACGTTGATCCCGATTGTCAGCAAAGCCGATGCCGCGAACGCTGCGAAAATGCCTGCGATTGGCATTGTCGATACCGCGCTAGCAAACAATGCAAACGGGCACATGGTCATCGTGGGGGCGATCACCGAGTTCAACACGGCGGCCTACCCCGTCAATGCCGAGCTTTATGTCGCCAACGGCGGTGGATTGACCGCCACGCCTCCCGCCGCTAGCAGTCAGGCCGTGGGGCGGGTGGAGCGCAGCAATGCCAACAACGGCGCGTTTGTCGTCAAAGTTAACGGCTGGGCAAGCTCCGGCGGAAACGGTGCTGCCGATGCCAGAAAGCTTGTGCGTTTCGGTGCCGATGGCACAATCCCCGTGGCCTCGGTGGCTGGTGCTGTGGCAACAACCGACCCCCGCCTTTCCGACGCACGCGAATGGACGGCGGCGACAGTGACACAATCCGAAGCCGAGACAGGAACCGCAACCACACGCCGCGCATGGACGGCAGAGCGAGTGCGGCAGGCGATTGTGGCTTGGTGGAATAATTCGGCATTCAAAGCAAAGCTCGACGGCATTGCATCTGGAGCAACAGCTAACCAAACGGATGCGTTTTTGTTGTCGCGTGCCAATCACACTGGGACGCAATTAGCGTCCACGATCAGCAATTTTAACAGTGCGGTAGCATCGACCCCGCCAGCGGCTCACACTCATGGCAATATTACCAACGCAGGCGCGATTGGCACCACAACGGGATTGGTTGTCGTTACAACGACAGGCGGGGTTTTGACTACTCAATCTCGCTCTGGCATTGATTCTCGCACATCATTTCCAAACTCAACAGTTAGCGCGGCGACAAGCGCAAACTTTGGGGGGACATTGGTTTTAAGAGGTTCTGGAGGCGAAGCGAATTTCGGGGTCGTTGGTGTAAGTGATTTATCAGCTTCCGGAAATGTAAGCGTTTCTGGAGGCGTGAATGCTAGTAGCGTCGGTGTGAATTTTGATTTTCTAATCAATAGGCTACTTCCTAATGCGTCGGTGGCGACGATGACACTCACAACCAGTATTACGGCAGACCGCACAATTACTTTCCCCGATGCCAGCGGAACCCTTGTTATCCAAAACGGCGCACTAGGCACGCCATCATCGGGAACGCTGACAAATTGCACAGGACTCCCCGCCGCGGGTGTGGTTGGGCTCGGAACGCTTGCCACACAGAGCGGCACGTTTTCAGGCGCATCCTCGGGCACCAACACAGGCGACGAAACAGGCGCACGCATCGCCGCATTGATTAACGCAGCAACTGAAGACACAGCGATTGTCGATGCCGATCAACTGCCGCTCACCGAAACCGCCGCATCTGGGGCTTTCCGACGTGCGACATTCGCAAGCGTGTGGACATGGATCACAGGCAAGCTCGCCGCGCTGACATCGATCACCGTGGGGGGCGCGTGGAATTTTTCTTCGACCACTCGCCCGACATCATCGGGAACGGGGGCAACTTCGGCGAACTCGCTTATCACGCGAGCTGATGCGGGATTGGAAATTTTTCTCAACATGCCGAGCGTGCGACGCATGACAGTTCCCAACGCGCTTGCATCAACTGGCACCGCTCCAACTGTCGCTATCTCGTCTGGTATTGTTACTAACATGGATTCCTTCAATCTATCATCGGCAGGCGGTGCGCGATTGATTGAATACCCATCATCTCTCGCCGCTGTTTTGCCAGCATTCAACCAACCAGTCCGATCAGTTGTTCACGGGCGATTTGTGCCAGCGACCACGGGCGGCTCTGGTGTTGTCCGAATTGTCTACAAATCCCAAAGCGCCCCCGCATTGGCCGACGCGACAAACGCCATTGTTGCGGCTGGATGGGGCGTTGAATTTTACGCGGCAGGTGGCAGCTATCGCGCTCGCCTTTTTGCTCGACCAGACCCCGCGTCGCCATGCCTTTACTCTGGCAGCGGAACTGGCGCGGGAACTGTCGCACTTACCGCCGCGCCAAACTCCTACATGGCGGTTATGCTGGTCAATGACGGCGCGGGGAATCTCTCCATGCATTTGCTGTCAGGTCAATCCGCTGGAGTCGCACAAGGACGCATCCCTGATACTGCCACACTGACATGGACAGGCGCAATCCCAAGTGGCGACCTCACACGCACTTACAACCCAAGCTTGTTGGCGGAAATCGCCAACGCATCAACAGGAACGGCTGGGGTCGTTTGCTGCGTCGCGTCCGCCATGTCTTCGCTCTAACTCAAACCATAACCCGCCATGTCCTTACTTCCCACACCCACAATCCTCGACCAAGGCACGCTTGCAGGTGCTGAGGCGGCGCATCATTTCGCCGTGATCCTCAAAGCGCAGTTCGACAAATTCTGGCAGCGCGACCCCTCAGAGATCGCCGCCGAACTCAACGCGAACCCTATGCGCACGGTTGGTATTTTTCAGCTCAACACTCAGGCAGGGGACGCGGTGAACGATCTTCTCGACTCGCTCAATGATGATCGTTTCCCCACACGCGCCCCTGTCGACATGCCCGTCGGTTGGGCGTTTGTTGATGGCCAATTTACCTACACCGCCCCCGTTTCTGAGTTGGACCCAGTTGAAGAGCTATGATCGAAATCGAAAACACGAAAATCTGTTTGGCTGTGATGGCGATTGGTGCTCGATACACCTCACAAATGCTGGCGCAAGCGCTTCCGGAAGGCTTTGAGGTATGGCTTGACCAGGGCGCGACTGTGTTTTGCATTGCCGTGCTCAGCTACCTTTTGAAGCAAGAGCGCGATGAGCGACGCGAGCGTCAAAAACACCACGACGAAGAGGCCCGTGCGCTCCAGCAAAAACAAAGCGAAGAAACCGCCGCAAGCATCGCCATGCGCGAACGTCTGGCCGTGGCGATGGAAAAATACAGCGAGTCGATTGATCGACTTTCCGAACACATCAAATCCAAATGAAGCCAAAAACACAACACGTCCACGGAAGCAAGATCGACAAGACGAGTCATCCGATCTGGAAATATCGGCTCGCAGAAAATTTCGTTTTTCGCATGCCGACTCGCATGTCGACACCCGTCATTTTCGTTTCGCACAGCGGCTACACCATTGGCGAGTGGCGTGGATTTGTGTTGACCATTTTTTCCGGCTACATGCTCGATGGTGCAAGCGGCTGGCCTGATCACGAAATTGCCATGCCGGGCTTTGTGCTCCACGACTTCGGTTATCAGCTGGCGCAAATCCTCACGCGCAAAGAATGGGACCGCGCCATGTTCGATGTGCAAGAAGCCGTGTCCTACCGCTGGCGACACATCGTTTACGCAGGCGTGCGGCTCGGCGGCTGGAAAGCCTACGGTCAGCGCGACTACGTGGAAATCATCTCTGTCTAACCTCAATCCAATCATTATGAAACTGACCTGTCCTTACATGCTGGCGATTACGCTAACACACGAAGAATTTCGCAAGCCATCGGCCATTGCCTTTGACCACATCATTGCTGTCATTTTTGCCATGGCGCTTTTGCTGTGGCTGTTTGCCGTAACAAGCTGCGCCCCTCTCCCCACCGCGCCGGTGCGCGTGAAGGGGCATTATGGCACCTACTCCTACGACCCCATCACCGGAGCCATCACGATCGAGCGCAATGGAAAATAACGACGACGATCCCGATTTCGATTCCCACGACGAAACCACTTACAATCTCCGATGAACCAATACCTCAATCGTTATCGCTGGTTGCGCGACCTTTCGCCCCTGCCCCGCATGGTGGCCGAGGGCATCGCTTTGCTTGGCACTAAAGAAGTCGTGGGCCGTGGCAGCAATCGCACGATTATCAGCTGGTCGACCGAGCTGCAAGAGGCCTTTGTGCGCATCTCAGGGTTTTCCGATGACGACATCCCGTGGTGCGGTCTGTTCATGGCGATCCTGGCATTTCGCCGTCGAGGTCTCGCCACGGAAGTAGTTGCCGATCCACTCTGGGCGCGAAATTGGGCGCGGTATGGTCAAAAATCGCCGCAAGCATCGCTGGGTGACGTGCTCGTTTTCCAACGTCCGACCGGCGGCCACGTGGGAATTTACATCGCCGAAGATCCGCAGTGCTACCACGTCCTTGGCGGAAATCAATCGAACGCCGTGACCATTACGCGCATCATGAAATCGCGATGCATCGCCGTTCGCAGGCCCATTTACTTGTCCACACCCAGCACGGTCAAACCGTATCACGTGGCACCATCCGGCGGGATTTCGAGCAACGAAGCGTGACGTAGTTTTGACATTCGTTTCTTCCTTGATGAAACGTAAATTTCAGATGCTATTTTCCGCCGCTACTCTTGACGAAATCCCCTCCGGTGGCTCTGGCGCTCCATCCGCCGCCGTGACTTGGGGAGAAACCGAAGCCACGGCTTCCGCTCCCGCTGCCGAAGCCCCCGCCGCGCCTGCCGCGCCCACCGCTCCCGAACCTCCCGCATCGGGCATTGTGCAACGCATCATGTCGCGCTTTGAGGAAAAGACCGAGCTGGTCACTCAGCGTGACAACGCCGTCAATCAGTTGCAATCGGTCATGCAAGAGCGCGACTCTTATCTGCAACAAGTAACCGACCTCACCGCGCAGCTTGCCGCCGCCCAGGGCGATCTGAAAAAAATCAGTGACGCGCTCGATGCTGCCGAAAAGAAAAACACGTCGGTCAATGCCGCCGCTGTCGATCTGGTTGCAGGAATCGGCATGCCAGCCGCCGCGCTGCCGCCCGTCATCGATCCTCCCCAAGATTCCGTGGCCGCTTTGGAAGCAAAGCTCGCTGCATCCACCGATCCTATCGAACGCCAGAAATTGGCGCTTAAGATCAAAAAGCTTGTTCGCGCCAACGCCTGATCAATCAACTGTTTTGACACTTCTGCCCTCGTAACTTCCTACCCTAAATCACCATGTCCACACTGACTGTTCCATTGCTCCTCGCGCAAACCTTGGCATCGTTCAAGAATCGCGTGCCACAACTCGATATGATTTCGCTCGATGCGCGAAATGACCAGATGAAGCTGGGCCAGCAGACGCTGGCACACGTCCGCACGCTGCCCACCGCTGGCGCTTACGGTGCGAATGGCTACTTCTCCAACGCCAACAACGCCATGGACCTGCTGGTCGATGTGCCGGTCACTCTCGACCAGCACGTCCACGTCACGCAAAACTTGACATGGCTTGCGACTTTGTCCGATCAAAAGATCGACGTGGTCATGGAAGATGCCGCCTACGTGCTCGGCAAAGCTGTCATTGACAACGCGCTGGCCAAGTGTGTTGCCGCCAACATCACCACCACCGAGGTGGCAACTGTGGCCAACACCAACAAAGAGATTTTGAGCAACATCCGCGCAAAACTCAACGTCAACCGCGCTGGCCCGATCCGCTACGGATTCGTCAACAGTGCCGTCGCCACAGAGCTCGACAGCGATCCTTTGATCACATCGAACGATCAATACGGTCAGCGCTCGGGTGCCAATGGCTACCTGGAGTGGAACAACCTTGCTGGTTTCTCCCGCATCATGGAATACAACGATCTTCCGACCGCTGGCAACATGACGGGCTTGTTCTTCGATCCTCGCCTGATCGCCGTCCGCACGGCTGTGCCACAAAACGGCTTCGCCTTGGCGCAGCAGTTGGGCATTCCTACGGTGGCCAATCACTACGTGCAACAAGATCCCGAAACCGGAATCGCGTTGCTCGCTGTTACTCACCAACAGCCCGGCACGTTGGACATGTTCCTGACCCTTGCCCTTGTCTTCGGCTCTGCCGTTGGTAAGCAAGGTGGTGCGAACCTTTCCATCACCGACCGCGCTGGCGTGCGCTTGGTGACTGCGTAATCTCCCCCCGCCCCTTGGTTGCTCCGGCAATCAGGGGGCTTTTCTCTTTCACTTTACTTTTTACTACTATGCCACTTAATATCGTAATCGGTTTTCCGGATGCCAAAATGACCGGCGAAAGCTCGAAAGTGCTTTACATCGGCGCTGATGGCGACAAAGCAAAAGAAGTGCTCAATGAGCCCAACAAGAAATATCCTGTGCGCGAGCGCTACGTTCGCCCTGGCTGCAACGGTGGCCGTCGTCGCGATAACCGCGCCGCGAACATCGAAGAAGCCACGCTGGCGGAAAAAGAAGCATCGGCCCCTGAGCCGGAGCTGCTTCCCGCTGATCCCGAAGCACCTGCCGAGGAATCGCCCGCCGCTGAATAATTTCCCTTGCTCGTAGTGTTGTGAGCCCTCTCGTCGATCCCCGACGGGAGGGTTTTTTCGTGTCAAAGCTTTGACATTTCCGCCTGTTCATGAATCCGCGTGCCCTTTCGAAATTTGCCAATCGCGCCGCGAAGGTGGGTGAAGCGCTGTGGCCTGCCACGGTCATTATTGGCGGCATCGAATACCCCGCCGAGTGCCCACGTCGCATCAGGGAAAAAGTAGGTCTTGTGCCAGGCTACGAAGAAGTCCAAGATCAAGACGTGGTGCGCATCCGGAAAGAAAACATGCCCACCGCTCCGGCGATGCATTCTTTGGTGAAGTTCGATGGCACCATGTGGAAGATCCGCGCCATCGGTGGCGAAACCCCGACGAATCCTGTGTGGAGTCTGACTCTGGAGCGTAAAAAATGAAGTTCACCATCAAAAGCAGTGGGTTCAAGGTCATCCGCACGCGCTGGGAGCGCATGGCGCAGCGGCTGAATCGCGAATTGCCCAGCCTCGTCATGCAGGCCGCACGCACTTGCGCGATCAACATGGGTTATCACACCCAGCCCTACGGATTCTCCGAGGTCACGGCGAATCAGTTCAAGCTCACCGTGGCCGCCGAGGTGGCGCGAGTCTTCACCACGCGACAACAGGCAAGCGGCGTGTATCTTTTGATGCGTCGTGTCGATCCCGTAAAGGCCGAGCAATACTGGGCCGCGCACAAGAAGGGCAGTCATCGTCGCGCATTGGACATCCTCAATTCTGTTGCGCTGCCGAATCAGCCTGACATTTCCGTGTTGAAAGCCGCTCGCGTGAGCAAAAATGCCCACGTGCCGAAACGATACACGCCTCGCGTTCTTCTGACCGCGCCCCAACAACGCGCTTTGATCAAGCAGCAGCAAGACCTTGTCGGGCTTGCAAAAGCTGGCTGGTATCAGGCCGCGCGTTCCTTGGGGCGTGTCCGGTCGGGCGATTCGGTGCAGGTTTTTCCCAATTACATTCGTCGAGTCGCCCGACAACACGCGGGCCTTGGATCTTCGCGCTTGACGCATCAGCGAAATCACGCCAGATGCACTGTCAGCACGAACGTGCGACACGCCAACAACGCATTACCCGCGGCACGTCGAGCACAGGCGCAAGATTCCGCAGAACAGTTTTTCCGTAAAAAATGTCGCGAGTCGATCGCGCTTATCATCCGCTCCCGCGCCCGCGCTGCCGCTTAACCAATTTTTTTTATGTCCGACCAAATTTCCGTATCGTTTTCGCTCAATTCGAATGAGTTTGTTGCCGAGGTGCAAAAGGCCCAGAAAGGGCTTGATGGCATGTCGAACAACACCATGCCTGATCTTGAAAAGCGCATGAGCCAAGCGCAGGCCACGGCGAAAAAAACCGCCGACAGCATCCGCGGCATGGAGCCCGCCGCGAAGTCGACCGGCACGGGCCTCTTGCAGTTGGCCTATTTCGCCGACGACGCACAGTATGGCTTGAAAGGCATCCTC